ATCTATAGAATATTATATGATCCATTAGCATCCGATAATGAGGTGAAATCAAACGCTCTCAACAACGATCCTAATCGACAAATAATAGAACAAAATGAAACAATAAAACACTTGGAGAAACACATGAAAAAAGACCAAACAAGTTGTTCTAAGGACAACACAAATGTTGTTATTAAGACAACTAAATCTAGACTCATAGAACTAGACTCAGTTAATAATAATAAATATAGCTCTATGTCAAATGAAATAAATGAAATGGAACTGATGAAGTTATTCAAAGATGTACATTTTGAAATCTATCAATCTCAATTCAAACCAGATAGAAAAGATTGGGAACAAATGACAAAGATCATGTCTTACAAAATACCAAGTAAAGTTCTCATGGAAACAATCAAGAGAGTGTTAATTAAATTTCAGAATAAGAAACAGAAGTTGCCCACTTATCCTCTAGCGTTGGTACTGAGTATGTTAGATGAGAAGGAGGGAACACCGATGGACATAGTTAAAGACCTCGCAAAGAAACTGAAGAGGATGAAGAGATGAATAAATTTAGCAAACCTAGACTTGACTCTAGAAATGCAAAAAAAAAATTATATGCACTACGCTTACTCTACGCTAGAAAAAAAAAGTGTTTGCCTAGCAGTGCGTATAGTGGGGGGTGGGGGTGCGTATAGTAGTAGGGGTATCCCACAAAAATATTTTTCAACTTTTAACCAGGAGCTTTTATGAAAGAAAAAATGAATATCACTTGTCCTCGCAATGGTAAGGACGGGAAAACTATTTGGCATACGATTGGTACTGCTTTTAAAAATGAGAAAACGGGTGGCTGGGATTTGCTATTTAACTCCCTACCCTTACCTGAGATGAACGATCGAGGACAGTTGGTAACGAGAGCGATGTTACTTAAACCGAGAGAAAATACGAATGAACAACCTTCGCCAAATCCACAGAGGTTCTCGAATGATTCGGATTACTAAATGGTAAAACGTGTTCTTCCTAATCTCAAGAACTTTGCGTCCGTCCGTCAGATCAAACGAAAGATCAAAGGTAGTGAAGTTATTTATCAGAATCGAGAAGCGTTAGCGCAAGAGCTGATTAATTTGGGTACTGCGAACATTACGGACATTGTATCTTGGGATAAGGATGAAGAAGGCAAGACGATTACTGAGGTAAAGGACATTAAGGATATACCGAAGTCAGCGTTGGGTGCGATCAAGAGGATTCGTATTTTACAAGATGGCACGTTGGATATTGAGATGATTGATAAGGTGAGAGTGTTGCAGATGTTAGCGAAGTCGGCTGGGTTGTTAGATGCAGAACAAGATGCGGATAAACCAGCGGTGATTGATATTAAGATGGTAGGACCAAGTGAGGACAAATCATAAATTATTAGATCTGTTTTCAGGTATAGGAGGTTTTAGTTTAGGTGCTGAACGAAATGGAATTGAAACAATAGGGTTTGTAGAAAAGGATGAATTTTGTCAAAAAGTTTTAAAAAAGCATTGGAGCGATGTTCCGATCATAGACGATATAAGGAAAGTTAATGGAAAAGACTTTGGTTCAGCTACCATTATTTCAGGAGGATTCCCTTGCCAACCCTTCTCCGTTGCGGGAAAGAGAGAGGGAACAGACGATGATCGCTACCTCTGGGATGAGATGTTACGAGTTATTTCGAGTTGTAAACCCACCTGGGTTATTGGCGAAAATGTTGAAGGGCTTATTAACATCCAAGACGGCATGGTACTCCGATCGGTGCAAGATGATTTGGAAAGAGAGGGCTTCCAAGTCCAATGTCTTGTTATTCCAGCTAGTGGCATCGGTGCGTGGCATCAACGAAACCGAGTCTGGATTATTGGCTACTCCGAACACAATGGATCATCTGCCACCAAGGAGCAAAGAGGGAACACTCAAACTTCAACAGGGCCACAGAAAAGGGAGGACGCGACCCTCCAATCTGAGAGAACAAGTAGACCCACAGACAATGGCAATGTATCCAACTCCAACAGCGGGGAACTGCATGGATGTATTTCAACCTCCAGAATATGTAGAACAAAACACCACAGGATGGACAGTAACAAGAAAAGGAACGGGAACGAAGTTTGGAGCGAAACTGAACGATGTAGTTCACAAAATACAGAACGAGAAAATGTATCCGACTCCGAGAGCAAGAGATTGGAAAGACTCTGTAACAAAAGTACCACCATCAATACAAAAAGGAAAGTTTGGAAAGACACTAGGCTCAATGATTGCCCAAAAAGAAATGTTACCAACACCAACAGCATCCGAACACAAAGCAAGGATGCAAGGCAATACTCAAGCATCAAAGTGCATAACAGCGATTGCACAGAAAGACAGAGAAAAACCTGGTGGCAAACTCAATCCGAACTTCGTGGAGTTCCTAATGGGATATCCTATGAATTACACTCAAATAGAACCGACAGAATCAAAGCACTCGGAAACTCAATCGTGCCACAAATCGCAGAACAAATCTTCAGGAGTATCATAGATGCAGAATAACATACCAGGATTAAAACTTGACTTTAGCAAATCGCCTACGATCTGGAAGTTTCTTCAGGATAAATCTTTTGTTAGAGGATTGATCGGTCCTGTTGGTTCGGGCAAATCCTATGCGTGTTGTGCGGAAATTTTTAAAAGAGCGATACAACAAAAACCAAGTCCTAGAGATGGAATAAAATATTCTCGGTTTGTTATTGTAAGAAACTCATATCCGATGTTAAAAACCACTACGCTGAAAACGTGGCTTGAGTTATTTCCAGAACATATCTATGGTCCTGTTCATCATTCGCCACCGATTACACACCACATCAAATTACCTTCTAGAGATGGAGCTGCGGGAATAGATTGCGAAGTAATATTTTTGGCACTCGATCAACCGAAAGATACCAGAAAATTATTATCATTAGAAATTACGGGTGCTTGGATCAACGAGTGCCGTGAGCTGCCTAAGGCGGTTATTGATGGGACTACGCATCGCGTGGGTAGGTATCCAAGCAAAGAAGATGGCGGACCAACGTGGCGTGGTGTTATTTTAGATACTAACCCTCCTGATGATGACCATTACATTTATCGTTTATCGGAGAAAGAACCACCGAAAGGAAAGTTCGCTTGGAAATTTTTTAGACAACCGCCAGGCGTATTCGAAGCTCAAGACGTTCCCAAAGAAATGCCTGAAGCTCAAGGATTTGTTTTTGGTGGTGGTAAATGGTGGCAGACCAATGAAAAAGCAGAAAATCTAAATAATCTTCCCGTTGGATATTACGAACAATTATTAGGCGGAAAGAATCTCGATTGGATTCGCTGTTATGCAGAAGGCAAGTTCACTTACGTTCAAGAAGGTCGACCCGTTACACCAGAGTTTGATGATTCAACCATGACCGAAGATTGTGAAATTTTAGACGGAGTGCCTGTACAAATAGGATTAGACTTTGGTTTAACACCAGCTGCGGTATTTGCTCAACGAGATCATAAAGGTGTATGGAGAATCATTCATGAAATTGTAACCTACGATATGGGATTAGAACGCTTTGCTATTTTACTCAAAGAAGATATTAATCGATTTTTTCCTAAAAATGATATTGTAGTTTTTGGTGATCCAGCGGGTAGTCAGAGATCAACCTTGAATGAAGATACTTCGTTCGATCATTTAAAAACACATGGCATTATTGCTAAACCCTGTGCGACAAATAATTTTAAAACCAGAAGAGAAGCACTTGCTATGCCGATGACCAGATTGATTGATGGTAAACCAGGATTTAGAATAGATCGTAAATGTGTTCGTCTGAGAAAATCTCTGGCGGGTGGTTATCATTTTAAACGAGTGGCAATCGGTGCGGGTCAAGAACGCTATAGAGATACACCGAATAAAAACGAACACTCGCATATTGGCGATGCGGCTCAGTATTGTTTGCTCGGTTCTGAATATCGAACCATGACCAGAGGAAAGTCCAGACAGTTACAACCAATGGTAGCCAAGATTGACTTTGATCCGTTAGCGTAATGTTTACAACCATAGAATTAAATCACGCCTTGCGACTCGATGGAGAGCATACCAAACTTGTTCCGTTTCATTACACTCATTTAAAATTTATGGATTATCGAGAAACAGAAAAAAAATTGTTTGAAAGTTTTCATGATTATTCAGAACGGATCAAAACCTATCCGATACAAGGATTATCATTCTCAGGCATGGTGGGAAAAAAGATTGTCTGTTGCTTTGGTTTGCTACCTATTTGGGAAGGTGTGTACGAGGCATGGCTGATACCATGTTTACAAATAGGCGAACATAAATTTAAATTTCATAAAGCAAGTCTGAGATTTTTTAACTACGCTGCCAAGAAACTAAATATTCATAGATTACAGATAAATGTGAGTAGGTATAATTACCTAGCATACAAATGGGCATTGGCATGTTACTTTCTGGAGGAAGGTATTTTAAAAGAATATGGTCCAGACAAATCGGATTATTTTATGATGAGTCGGTTGTTTGGTAAAACGAAAAAGGAGTAGACATGGGCGGAATATTCTCAAGACCAAAACCACCAGCACCACCACCAGGTCCGAGTCAGGCAGAACTCGATGCAATATCTCGTAGAGAAAAACTAGCAGAAGAAGAAAAAGCAAGACAATCAAGAGAAATAGCTGCTCGTAAACGATCAAGGAAAAGAGGTGCGCAAGGTTTAATGACAGCATTTATTAGTCGTACTCCAGAAGAGGATCAAGGTCAGAACACATTAGGACCGAGAAGTTCAAGATAATGAATAAAAAATATATTAGAAACCCAAAGAAAAGAGAGCATAAAGATGCCCGAAGTAATGTACAAAAGTAATAACAAGATGATGAAAAAAAGTTTTCCGTACAACTCTAAAGGTGTTATGGAAGCGAAGAACTTTGCTAAAATGACAGGCGGTAAAATGAAAATGTCTGTTAACGAATCTCGTATGAAGTATGCTAAAAAAACATAAGAATCCAAAAGGAGGACTAACCGAAGCGGGAAGAAAATTTTTTAAAAGAAAAGAAGGATCTAATTTAAAACCAGGTGTTAAAGGTGCAGCCAATACACCAGAAAAGATGCGAAGAAAAGGATCATTCTTGAGTCGGTTTTACGGGCGGTCTGACCTTCCCCCATTTAAAAAACCAAACGGAGAACCGACTCGGTTTGCACTAGCCGCAAGAGCTTGGGGAGAGTCTGCTCCAACCAATGCTCAAGCAGCTAGAAAGTTAGCAAGTAAAGGAAAGAATTTATTAGAACGATATCAAAATACTAAGAAAGCATAATGACAAAAACAATTAACATGACATACGACAAATTTATAAAATCAAGTGATCAAGGATTTAGAACTACATTTAAAAAAATGGGTATGTTAGGCGAGGTTTTTTTAACGGGAAATGGTGGGTCAGGTTATAAACGTATGTTTGAAAATTATAAAAAAGATGTGCAAAACAAAATTAGAACAAACCAAATTAGATTCGTAGGATCAAGTCCTCGGTCAACCACTAGAAACCCAAGATCAAAAAGACGATCATTAATGAATAGAGCATCATGAATAAATTAACACCAAAACAACTAAAATCAAAATACGATAAAAACAATACCCATAAGGATAATTGGCGATCCATATACGAAGACGCATACCGCTATTCGCTGCCAATGAGAAACCTACATGACGGGTACTATGATGGAGATGTTCCAGGTCAGGATAAAATGTCCAGAGTGTTTGATTCTACTGCGATTGATTCGACACAAAAATTTGCCAATCGTTTACAATCAGGACTATTTCCACCCGCAGCCAGATGGTGTCGTCTAATACCAGGATCAGAAATACCAGAAGAACGAAAAATAGAAACCCAACAAATCCTCGATAGTTATGCTGATCGTATGTTCGATATTATGCGACAATCTAATTTTGATCAGGCTATGGGAGAATTTCTTCTTGAACTTGCTATTGGAACTGCGGTTATGTTGATTCAACCTGGCGATGAAGTAACCCCTATTCGCTATACTGCTGTACCAACATTTTTAATTACATTTGAAGAAGGACCATTCGGAACTGTCGATAAAGTATATCGTAGAATGAAACGTCCGTATGGTGTATTAGATCAAGAGTTTCCTGACATAAAGATTCCACAAGATATGAAACAAAAATACACCAACCGAGAAGGTGAGATGGTGGAACTGATTGAAGGTACATACTACGATAAAAACACAGGCAGATACCATTATCAAATCATTGATCGAGGAGGACAAAACGAACTGGTTTATAGAGATCTTAAATCATTTCCTTGGGTTATTGCCAGATACATGAAAGCAGCAAACGAAAGATATGGTCGAGGTCCTGTTCTCACCGCACTACCTGATATAAAAACTTTGAATCGAGTACTAGAGCTGACACTTAAAAATGCTTCGCTAACCATTGCGGGTGTATATACTGCGGTTGATACGGGTGTAATTAATCCAAACTCAATCAATCTCGTTCCTGGTGCGATCATCCCTGTAAACTCAAACGGAGGTCCTAGAGGAGCAGACTTACAACCCTTACCCAGATCAGGCGATCCACAGTTAAGTCAGATTATAACAAACGATCTTCGTATGAACATAAAGAAAATTTTACTCGATGAATCATTACCACCAGACAATATGTCGGCTCGAACTGCTTTAGAAGTAGCGGAGCGAATGAAACAATTATCACAGAACTTAGGTTCTGCATACGGACGATTGATAAATGAAACGATGTATCCTGTTGTTAAAAGAACTTTAGAGGTTATGGATGCACTCGGTATTATCCAACTACCACTCAAGGTCAATGGATTGCAAGTGAAAATTCAACCCGTAGGTGAAATAGCTATGGCAAGCAATATGACAAAAGTAAATCAGATTATGCAGTATATTCAGATCGCATCAAGTCTAGGTCCTACAGGACAAATGACATTTAAGATTGAAGAGGTTGCTGACTTTATTGCAGATGCAATGGCAGTTCCAGCTTCGATCCGTACTACGTTTGAAGAACGACAACAGATGCAACAAGTCATGGCGGAACAAGCTCAAGCTCTAGCTCAACAACAGATGCAACAAGGTATGCAACAAACACAAGAACCTAATGTAGCCGAGGGATAAGCATGCAAGTACAAATGACTAAAAAAGAGTTTGATAGACTTCCAAAAATTCAACAACAAGCAATTTTAATGATGAACCCAATGTTGAGAAAAAAATTTAAAATTAAAAAATGAAACCCAACAACAAGCAGCAACAAACGATCAATAGTCCTGGTTGGGAGGGATTAGATGCAATGCCTAATCCTAATGCAAGGATTGAACCCACCGAACTCGATAAATTATATCAACAAGTATTTTCCACCGAACAAGGTCAGAAGTTACTCGACCACTTACAAAAAACCTATCTTGATGTACCGACATGGACACCAGGATATGATAACTCATTTGGCTATTTTAGAGATGGTCAAAACTCTATAGTCAGAGAAATTATTTTAAAATTAAGGAGAGCTAGAAATGGATGAAGTCCAAAACCAAGAAGAAGTAAAAACAGAAGAAACAACAGAACAACCAGCAGAAGGATTAATGTCTAATGCTTCACTTGAAAAAGAAGAAACAACTCAAGATGAAGGTATGGCAACGAAGTCAGTAGATCAAGTTGTTGAAGGTGAAGATTTAGAGAATGTTGAATTCGAAAGACCAGATTATTTTCCAGAAAAGTTTTGGGATAAAAAAGATGGACCAGATGTAGAGGGTATTGCAAAAGGTTATGCAGAACTTGAAAAAGCATTTCATAAAAAAAATAGTAAAGCACCAGAGTCCTACGATTTAAAAACTCTAGAAGAAAAAGGTATTGATCAATCTGATCCAGAAGTTGAGTTTGCATCAGGGTGGGCGAAAGCAAATAATATCTCGCAAGAATCGTTTGATGAATTAGTCAGTAAGATAGCAGAGATTAGAGGAGAAAGCATACAAGAACAAGAAATCAATGAGAAAGAAGAACTCGCCAAGCTCGGTGAAAATGCAAACGAAAAAATACAAAGTATGGTGAATTGGGGTAGAAAGCTAGTGAGTCAAGGTATTCTAAACAAAGATGACTTTGAAGAATTTAAAATCATGGGTGGTACTGCTCAAGGTATTCGTATTCTAAATATCTTCAGAGGTATGACAGGCGAAAAAGAAATACCAACAATGACAATGCAAGTCGATGGTTTAGACAAAGACGAGGTGTTATCGAGAGTCGCAGATCCTAAATATGCAACCGATGAAGCATTTAGAAAACAAGTAGAAAAAGATATGATTGAACTTGAGAAGTCAGGTAAGCTATCTAGATAAACGCTAGAAGGTTCTTTTTTTCTTGAAAAGCGTGTCAAGATGTTTTATAAATAATTAACCAATAACCTTTTTTGGCTGGTTTGGCTTCTCAGAAATGAGATTGTGTAGGGCAATTCCTTATATGTTTGGCTGGATCTTTTTCCAATAACCGAAGCGATTAGTAAACAATTATAACTATTTAACAGGAGTACAATTATGAGTACAGGATTATCAACAGCTTTTATTACCCTGTTTGAAGCAGAGGTAAAACAAGCATATCAAGGCGAATCTGTATTGAATAATAGTGTTAGAATGAGAACAAATGTTCAGGGATCTCAAGTCAAGTTTCCTAAAGTTGGAAAAGGTGTGGCTCAAGTTAGAACCCCACAATCGGATATTGTTCCATTGAACACAGAGTTCAGCACAGCGACAGCCAGCCTAGAAAACTACATCGCAGCCGAGTATAGTGATGTCTTCGATCAGGCTAAAGTGAACTTCGATGAAAGACAAGAACTTGCCCAAGTAGTGGGTAAAGCTATTGCTAGAAGAGAAGATCAAATTATTATCGATGTGATGGAAGCAGCTTCACCAGGAGCCACGATTGCCAACACGGTCGTAACTTCAGGATCAGCAGCAGCTTCAGATTTATCTGTAGGAAAAATTATTGCAGCTAAAAAAGCTATGGACGCTGCGAATGTTCCCCCAACAGATCGTCATGCAGTTGTTCATGCGAATAACATTGCTGGACTATTAGGAGATGAAAGAGCAATCTCTGGTGATTTCCAAAATATTCGAGCATTAGTACAAGGTGAGATTGATACCATGATGGGATTTCAATTTCATGTTGTCGGTGATCGCAGCGAGGGAGGACTTGCCATTGATGGAAGTTCGGATAGAAACACATTCTTTTATCACAGATCAGCGATTGGATGTGGCGTAAGTGTCGCACCAAAAGTTGAGGTCAACTATGTGCCTGAGAAAACTTCGTTCTTAGTAAGTGCGATGTATTCAGCTGGTGCAGTTGTGATCGATACTGAAGGTTTGATAAAAGTAACTTGTAGAGAATCATAGGAGGTAAATTATGGCATTCGCAAGAGCGGGATGGAATCCTATTGGTGGCATGAGTAAAAGAGGGTCTGCTCCACAAATTTGGAGTTATACCACTACTGATAATCTAGCCACAATGAATACTGAAGGATACTTTAATTCGGTATCTGATGAAGTAAAAGTCGGTGATCTAATTTATGTTCATGATTCAAACACACCAACTGCATCTCTAGTCGTTGTATTAAGTGTAACGGCTGCTGGCGTGGTTGATGTGAGTGATGGAACGGCACTTAGTGTAGCTGACGCTGACTAAATTATAAACTGTGGGGAGCTTCGGCTCTCCACTTTTATTTAAGGAATTATTATGGCAACGGGAGATAATCAGGTAAGCATAGCAAATCAAGCATTACTTCTTCTCGGTGCTGATACGATTGCTAGTTTTTCAAATGGTACAGCGATCGGCAATGCTTTAGATATTATCTATCCTAAAGTAAAAACAACAACCCTTGGAATGTATCCTTGGACATTCACTCTTAAAAAAGCAGAACTCTCTAGATTATCTACTGCTCCTACTGCACATTTTTTACATCAGTACAAATTACCATCTGATATGATCAATAGTGTTCCCAGATCAGTTTACAATTCTAGTGATAGAGGAGCTGCAACAATTAAAGATTATCAAATACAAGGCGAAACATTATTAACCGATAACACATCAATCTTCGTAGATTATCAACAAGACATAGTAGAAGGTAAACTTCCTGTATATTTTACTCAATTACTTGTTTATATGTTGGCGTGGAATCTAGCAGAAACAATTACAGATCAGACAGAAAAAGGAGCATACTATAAACAGATTGCATTAGGCGGAGCAGCCGATAACAACAGAGGTGGATATTTTAGAACCGCTATCAATTTAGATGGTGCGGGTGAAACTCCTCCTGTTATTGCACAATATCTGTTAACTGAAGTGAGAGGAGCATGAGCAGAATTGTTCAGTACCAATCATCATTCACTATGGGCGAGTTTGATCCACTTGTTAAAGGTCGAGTCGACATTACCCAATATCAAGCGGGTTTAGAGAAAGCAACCAATGTGGTATGTATTCCGCAAGGTGCAATAGAAAGACGACCAGGACAACAATTTTTACTAGATGTATCTTCTGATTTAGGAGGATCATTTACTGCACAACAAGGACTTCGTTTGATTCCCTTTGAGTTTTCAAGTGTCGATTCTTTCATGTTAGTCTTTGTTAAATTATCAACCAGTTCCACCAATAATGCCAAGATGTTTGTATTTAGACAAGGCGTATTGCAAACCAATATAAACTCAAGTGGTAATAATTATTTAACTGTATCGTTAGGCGATATATCGTTTGATGCCATAACCTTTACACAATCTGCGGACACGTTGATTCTTATGCATGAAGATCTAGCTCCCCTATCGATTGTTCGAGGAGCAAACAATACTACATGGACAGCAAGTACAATATCAATTACTTCGCCAAAGTTTGCTTTTACAAAATCTGTATCTGAACCTTCTGGAGATATTACACCCTCTTCTATTGATGGTACTGCCACTATATCCGCATCGGCTAGTATTTTTTCTAGTGGTAATGTCAATCAATATATTAATGTCAAGAATGGATTCGGCAGAGCAAGAATTGTAGAGTTTGTTTCCGCTACATCTATAAAAGTAAATGTAGAGATTCCGTTCTTTAACACTTCTGCAATATCAAATGGTAATTGGGAACTCGAAGCGGGATACGAAGATGTATTCTCATCAACTAGAGGGTTTCCAAAAACAGGGGTCTTTCATGAAGGACGATTATATTTTGGTGGATCTAAGAGTTTACCTAACGCTTTATTCGGATCAAAGGTATCTGACTTCTTTAATTTTTTAGAAGCTGAAGGTTTGGACGATGACGCTATATTCGCTATACTTTCTTCTGATTCTGTTAATGCTATCACGGGAATCCGCTCTGGACGTGATTTGCAGATTTTCAGTACAGGCAACGAATTTTTTGTCCAGCAATCAGAAGGACAACCTATAACGCCTGGCAATCTAACAATCAAAGCGGCAACCTCGTCTGGATCAAAACCTAATATCATGCCTGTATCGGTTGAGGGTGGTACTATTTTTTTACAACGATCAGGAAAAGCATTACGAGAGTTTTTATTTAGCGATGCAGAATTATCGTATCAATCAAACAATATATCGTTGTTATCAAGTCATTTACTAAAAAGTCCTGTCAAGATTGCATTTAGAAGAGCAACGTCTACAGATGATGGTGATTTACTTATGATTGTCAATGGTACTGACGGAACGATGGCAGCGTATTCGATACACCGATCACAAAAGGTTGTAGCTCCAAGTGAGTTTATAACTGATGGTACATACGAAGATTGTGCGGTTGATATTGATGATATCTATGTGATTGTTAAGAGAACGATCAATAGTAATACAAAACATTATATAGAAAGGTTAGACGATGATAGAACTACTGACGCTTCTTTTCAGCTTTTTGATGGGAGTTCTGATGGCAATAAGCCTACCTCCACGACAGTTTCAGGTCTTAGTCATTTGGAGGGAAAAACTGTGGAATGTGTTCGAGATGATATTTTCTTGGGTGAAAAAACTGTTTCGTCAGGACAAATAACAATCGATCAAGTTCCAACAACGTATGTTGAAATAGGTTTACATCATGATGTATTAGCGAAAACATTACCAGCAGAACCCAGACTTGCTTCGGGTACAATGGTCGGAAGAAAAAAAAGAATAGTAGCGGTATCTCCTGTTTTAAATCAAACACAGAATATTGCTATTAACGGGAATGAGGTAAGTCTTAAACAGTTCCCTTACACTCTTGATTCTTCTGAAACATCATTTACAGGACGAAAACGAGTAACTCCGTTATTGGGTTATGACGAGGAAGCTCAAATATCAATCACTCAAACAAAACCATTATTTTTTACATTGTTAAGTTTAGAGTATAGCGTGAGTGGTAGTCAATGAGTTTTGGTTCTGTAGTTAGTGCGGGTATTGGGTTAATTGGTTCTGCTTTGCAGTATCGATCTTCTGTTGCTGAAGGAAAAATACAACAACAAATTGCAGAAGCAGAAGCTCGTAATCAACGACTCAAAGGACGAGTCGAAGCAGTTAAAGCTCAAGAATCAGCTAATGAAATACTTAGACGAACAAAAAGAGCATTAGCATCAAACATTGCCAGAGGATATTCAAGTGGTGTATTACCAGAGGTAGGATCGGCAGCGGTGTTCTCTGAACAACAAGTCTTACGACCAGCAGCATTAGATGTTGGTATATTAGATCAAGACGCTTTCTTAGCTATTGAACAATCAGAACGTCAAGCAAGGAATTTAGAATACAAAGGTCGTATGGCAGCAAGACAAGCTCAAACTGCTGCACTCGGTAATCTTGTTATGTCAGTTGCACAAGTTGGATTATCTGGTGCTTTAGACTTTAGTTCTCCAACAACAACTACAACACCAATGACACCACCTACTCCTATAGGTAGTCCATTAGCAAGACCAGGTTTAGCGAGCAACTTTTCACAAATTAATGTAGGCGGAGGAGCTTACTCAACTGCTGGAGGAGGGATGAACTTTATATAATGGCTGAAAGAGTACGATTAAATAGATCAATATTAAGTTCAAGGTACACACCAAGTGCTGCAACCGAGGTAGGTATATTAGAACAAGAAGCTGCTGGTCAGAGTCAGATCACACAGTTACTCAATACTATGTCTGGTTTTTTTTACGATCAAATGGCTGAGAAGGTGGTAGAAGAAGGAGAAATGTATGGTGCGACAAATCCAATTACTATGGAGGAGTTAGAAAAAGCATCGAAGACAGGAGAAGATCCTACGAAAAGACTTGGGTATGGATTAAAAGGCAAAGCTGCAAGAAGCACAGCATTTCAAAATGTAATGTCAGAAATAGAATTACAAGCGACAAGAGATTTTTCAGAATATATTACTCAAGCAAAAACACAAGAGTTAGACCCGCAAGAGGTGGCTGATGGTTTAGATGCTATATCACTAGGATATTCTAATATTTTAAAAGATGTAAGTCCAACAGATCATATTAAACTTAAAGGTGAGTTATCACAAATAACAGGTGGACATTTTAAAGGGTACATAAATGATTTAGCAGATATACAAATTACAAGAGATAAAGCAACTACTGCTGCTGAAATAGAATCTACTTTAACAAAAATTCCTACACACATAGATAACATTTTACTAACACCAGGTAAAACCGAACAAGAATATTCAGATGAATTAGTAACAAGAAGAACATTGACAAACAATGTTTTATTAAATGAAGCACTAACCAAAGGAAAATATAATGTTTCTCAAATTAAACAGTTAAGAGAAACTTTAGATAAAGAACATTTGAATTCATATAAATCAAAAATTATTGCAATAAGCTTACAGACAGGAACAACATCCAATAATACTGCAAAAATCACAGCCAACAAAAAAACAGGAAACTCACAGATTGATGCCATGTTACGACAACTTAACACAGAGGATCGATTAAAATTAATTAAGGAAATGCGACAGGCTAGAGAAGATGAAATATCTTTTCAAAAAGCGATAGACGATTCAGATGATGAGATCAGTAAAACTAAATTTGTGGAATCTAAACTTAGAGCTTTTGAAGCGTTAGATACAAATAATATGGTTGAATATAACAAAGAATTGATTGTTATGAAAACCATTGACCCTGACAACAAAGCAATATTTGATATAGAACGAAAACGAGTAGAACTTGGTGGAAGAAGATTAACGAGCAATCCTGTAGAATTTGATAGGTTGCAAATATTAGCCAATAAAAACATTTTAGATTTTGACGAACTAAATAAATTTAGAGGTGAACTTAGTAAAAAAGATTATGATAGCTTATTTACAGAAGTAGAAAAAGACAAAGATGATGCGATAAAAGAAGCGTTAAGGTCAGTTGTTGAGTTACGAGAATTTGATCCGTTGGCTGAAAGAAAAGAAGAAACAAAAGAGAGTCGTTTA